CAACGGCGAACTGTTGATGATTCAAAGATAGGATCCGTGGGCGGTATTTTTGACAGCCACGATGGGAATGCTTTACGCGCTGGGATCGGCAAACATTCTTGTATATCAAGCAAACCCGGCACTGTCGTTACGAATGAAATCTTCTGGGGCATAGATCTAACCTACTACGATATTGCTGTAAAATAAAATAATGAAACTCCAAAAGCCCTGGCCTTCTAACAAGTCAATCAACAAGAACAGCCCCTACGGTTGGCGTATCCACCCTATTAGCGGTAAGCGCAAGTTCCATCAGGGCGTGGATGTTGCCGGATCTTTCCCGGTTACTGCTGCGGGTGACGGTGTGGTTGGTCATATCGGTTTCTCGCGCACCGGCGGGGGGCATGTTGTTGGTATAGATCATGGTGAGATCTGGACTTTCTATTACCACGGTGCTCAGGCTACGGCTTTGAAGAAGGGGCAACGTGTTCAGGCGGGGGACTTCATTTACCAGTCGGGTAGCACGGGTGCTAGCACTGGCGCTCATTTGCACTTTGAGGTGCGTAAATCAAAGCGTTGGGGAGATACTACGGATCCTGTGCCCTATCTCGCTGGGCGGGCTCCTGTGGCTTCTAACAGGGTGTCTGGGCGGTTGGATAAGACCACTTGGAAGCAGTGGCAGACCGCGCTCAAAGCTTACAGTTATTCTGGGCGTGTTGATGGGATCCCCGGGAAGCTCACTTATCGGGCTATCCAACGCTGGGTTGGGGTGACTGCTGACGGGATTCTAGGTCCAGCAACCCGCAAAGCTGTTCAAGGTAAACTGGGTGTAAAGCAAGACGGTGTTTGGGGCAAGCTAACAATCAGCCAGCTTCAACGTCTACTCAATTCTGGGAAAATATGATGGCTGAAGAACAAGACACCACCACCGTAAGGGTTTCGATGCGGGATATTTACTTAGAAGTTCAGCGTCAGGGCAGGTTGTTAGAGAAGATTGCTAACAGTTTGCCTGATAGCGAGGACAAGATTGACGATCACGAGGCTCGGATCCGTAAGCTTGAGATGCGTATGGGTTGGGCTGTCGGTGGGTTCGGGTTGCTTGCTGCTGTTGTACCATTTCTTGTACGACTCTTGCCATGAGCAAGCCGTCTTGGAAAATTAGAAGGCGCTACATATTTGCGTCTTTCGCTTTGGGGGTTGCGATGATTGTGTCAGCGATTATCGCAGTATGGCAGGATCGCCTGGGTGGGGATCTTGTTACCGGTGGGGTTGCTTTGATTACCCTGATTCTGACAAGTTACATATTCGGTGCAGCATGGGAAGATCGTGCTCAAGCAAACAATGAGGAGAACCCTGATGGATAAGATTCGTATGTATTTTGATTACGCCACGGAGAGGGCGGTAAAGACTTTCGCGCAGACAGCGCTTGCAACTATGAGTGTTGGTGCTACCGGCATTATGGAGATTGACTGGCTGAATGTTGTGAGCGTATCCTCGCTTGCTTTGATTATGTCTTTGCTGACTTCGGTGCTTCAGTATGACCGGAAGCAGGTGGCGTAATGGCTGACCTGGATTTGATTGAGAATGTCGGTGGGGTTATCTGCCCGGTAGATCCGATGGAAGCCCTAATGTGTGAGTCGTGTCAGTAAGGATTATCTGATACAGTTCTTTTGAGCGATTCGTAAAGATTGACACCCGCCAGGTTTTTGGTTCCCCCTCCTTTCCCCTGGCGGGTGTCTTTCATTTCTAGACTATTTTTTGACCCACTTGTAGATGGTCATTTTGGTTAGTCCGGTGAGCTGGGCTAGGCGGTAACCGCTATAGCCTTTCCGGTGTAGTTCGGCGCAGGCTTGCCGTAACCGGATCTTGGCTTTGAGGTATTCCCGTTCAGCGGTTTCCATATCACGGACTGCTTCGGCTAGTTGTTCTTCGGTCATTACAGTTCTCCCCTTACGGTCTTAGGCTGATTGACTTCCTGTCTAATGTTGCTCTCATCGAATCCGTGTATGGCAAGAAACTCCTCTAATAGTTCCTTGACATTTTTAGAATCTACGATGTCCAACAACTCGTGAGTTGTCTTTACTGATAGTTGTTTCATTACAGTTCCCCTTCGTAATAGCTATCTTCGATTTCGTTCTCGGCGCATAGTTCGCAGAGATCGTGTTTGGGCATGGCGCGTTGGTCTTGACAGTTCTCACACATTCTCCCGAACCCGTACATTATTCGCCCTCCGCGTTGAGCAAGAACTCAACATATTCCATAACATCCAGGGGGCGGTTGGCGTAATCGTTGAGCGCTTCCGATAGCAACCCGAGCTCTTTGTAACCTAGCTTGGCGTGGATCGTGTTCAGGTTAGACAACGGTTGCCCGAAGTGTTCTTCCGAGTAGCCGATTAGATCAAGGAACAAACTGGAGGGTGTTGGGTAGTCATGGTTGGATGACCACACCCATAGGCTGGCTACACCTTCTGCGTATTCGGGCGCATTGTCGAGTAGTTCTTCATATGTCATTACTGAGTTGCTCATTTGATTTCCCCTTACTTTCCTAGTTTCCAATATCCATATACGGCGCGAGTGCCACCGCGTGACGGATCGTGGGTGTCGTGGATAATTCCGTCAATCACAGCGCAGACGTGCCCGGTCACCCTGGCGATTATCTTGCCGTGAGGTAGTTCGTCAGCCCGTAAGTGAACGGTGGTCCCGCTACCGATGGACATTGTTGCCGTCCACTCGAATCCCTGATTCTTGAAAAAGGCTTTCATGATCGGGGTGGGGATCCCGTTGCGGGCTGACTTTGCTTGACCGTTATCTTTCATGAACTGAGCAAGCTCACTATAGATCTCGGCGTAGGGTCGTTCGGTGACAATGGCTATGGCGCGGGTAACGCAGTCACCTGCTTGACCCTTGAACCCCGCTTCGGATCTTCCGCCATCGTCTTCGATTAGGTAGGTGAATGGTGCTACTGTGCGTGTCATTTTGTTTCCCCTTACTTTCCTAGTAATGCGTTCCATACGGATACTTTGAGTTCCCGGTAGATGCCGAGGCGCTTGGCTTCGGCTTCGATGCCGGAGATCTCGAACTCGGCTTGCTTTGAGTCCTGGATAGAACCGGCGATGGATAGGAGCCGGAGCCCCAGGTAGCGGTTGGTCATTTCCTGAATCATTTTGATTCCCCTTTCGTTCATAATTCTAGGATAGTGCCTATCCTAAAAAATATCTACTCGAAACGAAAAAAAATTAGAAAATATGTTTGATTTTTTTGGCAATACCCAATAGAGTTCTACCGAGCCCGAAAGCTCACCTAATGAAAGGGAATCAAATGGGTTACTACAAGAACCTAGAAATAGCGAATCAGATCGAAGAACCAGATCGTGTTCTCACCCGCCGTCAGCTCAAAGCTCACCGGCGCGAAACCTACCGTGCGCCCAAGCATTGGGTTATCGGTAACGCCGACATGTTGCTCATCGCAATCGGCGCGGTGGTTGCTATCGGTTTGGGTTTCACTCTTGGATTGTTGGTCGGCTCATGATGGGCTGGTTGATGTTCCTCGGTGGCGGTGCGCTTATGCTCACGCCAATGTATTTGAACCCTGTCGCTGGGATCAACGGGCTCACCCTCATCGGGATCGTGCTCACGATTACCGGCTTCACCAAACTAGCAACTGATAGGAGAGATCGTGTTTGAGGTATGGCAAGAAGGTAACGCTGTTTATGTGACGAATGTTGTCAAGCAGAGATGGATGATCGAGGACGGGCAACTTGTTTTGACGATCCGTGAGGCTAACGAGTTGGCTTCGCTGTTGGCAACCAAGGGGCGCGTCACCGATTCGATTGAGATGGAAAAGGAGTGGGAAGATGCCTAACGCTAGAAGAACTGATCCGAAAACAAGCCACGATGCAGCTAAGTCGGTCAAGGGAATTACCTTGACGAAGGGTTACATCCTACGGGCGATCAACAAAAGATCCCGCACCGATGTTCAACTGCTAGAGGCTTACCGCAACTATAAGACAGCACCGTTAGCTAGTGAGTCGGGGATCCGTACCCGGCGGGCTGAGCTAGTTGATATGGGAATGATTCGGGATTCCGGTAAGCGTGCTGTTCTCCCTAGTGGTCGTAAAGCTATTGTGTGGGAGATCACTAGCAAGGGTGTTCGTTGGATTATGTTCGGTCAGAACAATGACTGAGGCTAGTGTGACGAACCTGGAAGCGCAACGCCTATCCCGCCTCATCACGGAAGAATGGTTGGCTAGTCAATCCGATTCCGGTGCGATCTGGGAGCGTGCCCGCAAAGCACTAATTGAGGAGAGCGCTAAACACTCACCAGAGATTGTTGTTGAGGCTCAACGGCTTGCCCGTGAGCGTTGGGATAAGTGGATACAGGAGATCAATAATGCTAACAGCTGACCGTTTCTTAGCCAACAAAGCTATTGACTTCGATGGTTGGATTCGGGCTAGGGAAACCGGTATCACAGCAACACAGGTTGCTAATGCTGCCACCCCCGCCGGGTACGACAAGATCCTGGCTGAGCTCCGGGATCCTACGCCCATCGAGGATAACGACTACATGCGTTTCGGGCGCGAGCAAGAAGGTCCGATCAGTATGTGGGTAAAGTATATGTTCGACATTATGCCGAACGAGTGGCTGATCATCGCTAAGAATCATTCCACCCACCTAGCCACCCCTGACGGGTTGTCGCTCACTCACGATTTGATTAGTGAGATCAAAACAACCGGTAAGGATTGGGGCGAGAGCAAGATCCCGATTGCTTACCGCCGTCAGGTTCAATGGCAGTTGCATGTCACTGGCGCTGAGCGTTGCTTGTTTGCTTGGATGCTAAGGGTTGAGTCTATGGGGGAGTTTGTGCCCGGATGGATGGAGCCCAAGTGGATGTGGATGGAACGGGATCCCGAGATGATCAAGTCGCTGTCGGTGGTCGCAGATAAGCTATGGGCTGATGTGAATGATGCTTAGTGAAAGGCAGAAGCATATTTACAGGTTCATTGTTGTTTACACAAAGCGTAACGGGTTCCCCCCGTCTATCCGAGAGATCGGTAATGATGTCGGGTTATCCTCTACGGGTTCCGTTAGCTACCAGTTGAAGGAGCTAGAGCTGGCGGGATACATCGAAAGAATAGGTACGGGGGCTCGCGCGTTGCGTGTCACCAAAACATTGAATGAAAGGGAATCATAATGGCAAGGTTCAATTTAGAAGATTACGAAACAGTCGAGGAGCGCATCAAGCGTTTCTATACCGATAATCCTGACGGCAGGATCGTCACCTGGGATTCTACGAGCAAGCAGGATAGGGCTCGTAAGATCTGGGTGGTTCGCGCTCAGGTGTTTATGGATCACGAGGATCAACACGTTCACTGCCCGAAGGCAACTGGTTGGGCTTTCGAGATCGAGGGCACGGCTGGCGCTAACCAAACCTCTGCGTTGGAGAATGCGGAAACGAGTGCAATCGGTAGGGCGCTGGCGAACGCCGGTTATTCAGGGAACAAGCGTGCTTCCCGTGAGGAGATGGCGAAGGTTGAGCGTGGCGCTCAGGTCGAGGCACCGAAAGAGGTTCCCGATGACTTCATTGTGCAGATTGACGCTGCCGTGTCGGTTGATGAACTTACTAATTTGTGGGAGGATGCTATCAAGAACGGTTGGTCAAAACAGTTACAACCATTGTTCGCTAGCAGAAAGAAGGCTGTCAGCTAATGATTAGAAAAGATTTACGCACCCAACACGAGAAGGTTCTGCTCATGGCTAGCCTCGCTCATAACCGCGTTCGGGATATTCACCAAGAAGTGGACTACCACAAGCGGTTTGACCGCAACGACACCACGGATCAGTACGGTGAGGCTATTGAGTGGCTTCACGAAACTGGCGCTTGGCTGTTTGGTCCATTAGAGCAATGAGCAATCTGACCCCTCTAGATATTATTGAGAACCTTACACGGATCTCTAAAGATATTGACAGAACAACTGATGAGATCTCGGCTGCGGATAAGAACGCGGTGATGGCTAGGGTGGCGCATAAAGTCGCTTACGCTAAAGCATTCTTGTCGGTTGAGGGTTCGATGGACATTCGCAGGTACACGGCTGATCTCGAAACTGCGGATACTCTGCTGGCTTCAGAGCTTGCTGACCAAGAGCATCGTGCTGCGGTGAGTTCTATTAGGGCGCTCAGGGATCGTCTTGAAGTTGGTAGGTCGCTTGGTCCCCTAGTCCGTTTGGAGTGGGGTCAATCGTAGGCGGTTGTGATATGACGGGAGCCCCTGCTTCGGTGGGGGCTTCTGTTTACCGCTTTGTTGGCTACACTTGATGTATGGGATACCACTTCACCCCGATTGACTTCCCTGATTATGAGGATCTCAGCTATAAACAGTTGCGACCACTGCTCATGTATCAGGGCAAGCCACCTATTGGTGTGTTCGCGGAGGTTCTGCGAGCCACCTTGACTAAGAAGAAGCAACGCGAGTTTGATCGCATGAAGTTGAGTGAGATTCACACCCTCATTGACACTTATGTAGAGTTCAATATAACTAGGGAGGACGTTCTTGATGATCTTCGACAATCCGATATTGACTGGGGTGACACCGATTAGAGCTGTGAAGTTCACGGTGATGGGTGAGCCGAGATCGAAACAACGCCCGCGTGTTACCCAACGGGGAACCTTCACGCCTAAAGAAACTATTGAGGCTGAGAAGCGTGTCCGTGACGGTTGGCGTATGGCTGGCGAGGCGAAGTTTGAGTATCAAGTGATCGTTGATTTGCGGTTCTTCAACGGCAATAAGCGTAGGCGGGATATTGACAACATGGCTAAGCTGGTGTTGGATGCTTTG